CTAAAAATAGAGGCAGATAGGAACATCTTGTCGAAACAGGATGTACTTTCTGTTGACTACCACACTGCGTATCACGTAATGGGTACTAAGTGGGTAGATGCTGGTGACAACCCAACAAATGCTAATTTAGCTACTGCTAATAAGTGGGAAGCTACTTATGACATTGATTTAGTCCCTGCTGTTCAGATCACAGTTAACACACCACTTGATACTTCTACTATTTGATTTATAGTGGTTAGTGAGAGAATTGAGATCAGGATCAGCGTGTCCCTCTTTACTCACTTACTAAACTCTTTTAGAATGAGCTTGAATGACTCGAAGATGTTTTAACTAGCATCTTTCAACCCGAAAAAGATTTACTCTTTCTGTGGGATGACGGTTCTAAAAGGGTTTAAATACTAAAAAAGCCTCACTTTCGAGTGGGGCTTTTGTATGACGCTACAATAAGAATAATGTTTGAGAAATAAGCGTGGCAGCAACTATTTCAGCCACTTTGAAAGGTGCAAGTTCTAATAGTTATGTCACTTTGGCAGAAGCTAATAGTTACTTTGAGACTTCTCCTGATGATTCAACGTGGACTAATAAAACTGATGATCAGAAAAATAGGGCATTAATTTCTGCTACTCGTTGGATTGATAGTTTGAATTATTACGGTGATCGATGTGATGAAGGTCAAGCATTGAAATGGCCTAGAAATAATTTAGAAGTTGATGATGTTGAGATGGTTTGTACTGCGATACCAAATAACATCAAATATGCACAATATGAATTAGCAAGAGCATTAGCAAATGACACTGATGCAATGACAGGGAATAAGGGGACAGAAGGTGTTGTACAAGAAATAGAAGTGGAGATGGGTGACTTAAGGGAAAAAAAGAAATATAACCAAAGCAGTCTTGCTAATGGGTCAGTTAACAATGTATTTGATGTTTTCCCTTGGCTCCAGTCTTATCTCGGTGCTTATTCTCTTGGTGGTTCAGGTGGTTACCAAGTTAGAGTTGTAAGAGGTTAATCATGGCAAAAATAGATGATGTTTTTGGATCAGTCCCTGCAAGTATTCTTAGTACTTGGGGTCAAACATTAACTTTTGTTAAAAGCACAACTCCTAAAACATATAACCCAACGACGGGAGCTGTCACTGGTTCGGATACAAGTGTCAGTGTGAAAGGAGTAATTACAACAGTTAGTTCTAGTGAAGATGAGGGTTTATATCAAACGACTGATGTAAAGATCATTATTGGAGCGAATGAATTAGGAAATTATTATCCAACGGAAGCAGATCGTGTTCAATATCCACAAGCAGGAGTAACGAGAGAGGGAAAGATTATTAATATTCAAACAGCGAGAGGAGATAATCCTATATTTCATACATTGATCGTGAGGCCACAGTAATGGCAGCAGCACCAGGAAAACAACTTAGGAAGATGAGTCGTGATCTCTTGAAAATTGTCAATGAGTTAACGAGACATACTGCTGTTGAAGTTATGAATGATTTAGCGGAAAAAGGACCAGAATGGGATGGAACATTTAAGAATAGTTGGATAGCGGTTCCTGTTGGGAGATTAGGTGCTTCTGGTTGGACGGGTGGTTCTTATCCGTACACAGTTAATGATGTTCCTAACCTGACGACAACAAATCTTTCTGAGATGAGAAGAGTTACAAAGTTTACAATTGAAAATATCCAACCTTATGCCCCATATGCTTTGGATTTAGAAGAAGGTAAATTTACTTATCCTAATTTTCCCAGACGAGATAAGAGGCTTCATCCGAAAGGAAAAGTTGTAAAGAAAGGGACTAGAGATACAAGTAGAACAACTTTAAGAGGAGATATAAGTGGTGGTCCTCCAAAAGTAGGAAGACCTGCTAAAGGTTCAGGTCAATCAAGGATTACAGCAGAATTAGATTGGTATAAAACTTATATTAAAGGTGGTGCAATGAAAAAAGCTATGGTTCGTGGTGTTAAAGCTGGATTTAAAGTATGAATTATCAATCAATCCGAGCACAAGTAGAGAACCCTTTGTTAACTGCTTTTGGGGCTTTAGATCCTGCTGTCCCTGTTTATTTCGACAACATTACGGCTGCACCTTTAAACAGTACAACTGAATACGTTAGGGTTAATATTACTTTTGGGGTGACGAACGAACCAACACTAGGTTCTAGTGTTGATAATGCTCAAGGAGCAATCATCATTAGATCTTTTACGGCAAAAGGTAATGGTCCAGCTAGAAATCAAGTTTTAGTTAATACTGCTGTTGATGTTTTAGAGACGTTAAATAATGGAACAAAAGGCACAACTGGAACTTATGTAAAGATAGGTGCAATTGAAGGTCCAACTTTTTCTACGACAGAAGATGCTCCTTTATTTATGAGTACGATTGACACTTCATTTGTGGCAACAGTTTTAAGTTAAAGAATTACACGCTAATCTATATATAAATTTCTAAAGCAGCCTCATGGCCGTTACATGTTTATCTGGCACATCAGGTGCTCTCTATTACAAACCTGCTGGAACTAAAGGAACCTTTGGTACTGGTGATGTCACTATTGGGACAGAAACGATTGTAGTAGAAACCTATTTGAATTTAAAAGTAGGTGATCCCGTCAAGTTTGAAGTGATAAATTCTCAAACAGGAGGATCAGGCACAGGTACACTCCCTGCTGGTTTATCTGCGGGTACAACTTATTACGTTATTCAATACACTGCTGCATCTGGAGCGTTAAAGGTTTCAGCTTCTGCCGGTGGTTCTGCTGTTGACCTTACTGACGTTGGTACTGCTGCATCTCCTAATGAGTTTCAGGTTTACTATGCTGATTATGAATCAGTTTCTCAAGTCAGAGAGTGGAGTTTTGAAATTGAAAGAGCTGAAATTGATGTAACAACCATTGGTTCTGCTCCTGGTCAATACGTTCCATTTAGAAACTACATCGCTGGATTTGGTGATGGTTCAGGCTCTGCTACTACTTACATGACTAACGAAGACACAGCGTTATCAAACAGAATGATTGAAGACGTTCTTCAGCGTCAGCAAGTTGGTGCTGGATTTAAGCTTTACATTGACCGTGTATTTAGTGGTGGAACATTAAGTGACACATTGAGTCGTTCAATCAGTTTTGACGCAACATTGACTTCTGCTTCTTTAGGTGTAACTCCTGATGATGCTCAGGCCGTTACTGTTAACTTCCGTCCGGCTGGAGTACCTTCTTTTGACTTTAGTAAGTCATAGAATCGTAACTGGGAAAAAATGTTCAACCGACCCCGTTTTGTACGGGGTTTTTTATTGTTTATTAGGTTAGAATGATAATGTATTAATTTTTATCATGACATCTAGTCTTAAAACATCTAAATCATTTATGAGGGCAATAGATCGTTTAAAGAAAGCAGCAAATTTAGAAGCTACAAAAAAAGAAGTTAAACTTTCTGATGGATCTATTTTTGAGATGTGGGTAGCACCATTAACGATGGCAGAAAGAGAAAGGGCACAAAGAGGAGCTAAGTCTGATGATGCAAATGAATTTGCTTTAAGACTGTTAATTTCTAAGGCACAAGATGAAGGTGGAACAAGATTATTTAAAGTGGGAGAAATAGATGTTTTAAAGAATGAGGTAAAGGATGCTGACTTACAGAAGTTGATGTTGGCTGTGTTAACAGATGATGAGGATGCTTTAGACCCAAAAGACTAAGCGAAGAGATAAGAAAAGATAATTTATTAATGCTTCAGTTTGGGATAGCGAAGGAGTTAGGGAAGTCTTTATCTGAGATACGGCAAATGACGGTAGAAGAGATTATTGGATGGTCAGCTTATTTCCAAGTGTTAAACGAAGATCAAGAGAAAGAAATGCAAAAAGCTCGAAGACGTAGGTAATATGGAATGAGTTAGGAGGAAAGTTGTGGCATCGGCACAGGCTCAAATAGAAGTTGTTGTAAAGAATTTAAGATCTTTAGATAAAATTGAAAGAGCCTTAACAAAAATAACTAGTCAAAATGACAAATTAATTGCAAGCTTAGATAAAGTTGTTGGTTCATTAAGCAATATAGAAAAAGCAGTTGTAGGGGTAGGGAAAGCATCTACAAATTCACAGAAACAATTAGCAGGATCAACAACTCAAACAACTAAATTATTAAAAGGACAAGTTAGTAAATGGTATGGAATTAAACAAGCAGTAAATTCAATTCTTGGTGCATTAGGGAATGTTGGGTTAGCTGCTTTTAACTTCAACAAAGAGATGATGAAGACATGGCAGTTGACCATGAAATTGCAGAAGTTTAAAAAGAATTTATATGTTGATTATTTTGCAGAATCAAAAGCACCTTTATCTGAATTAACTAAGATAATTAGTAATTTACAAAAAGAATTAAGTCAATATCATTCTAGTCAAATGAGACTAGTAGGTGGAGATGAAAAGGCTATTGATGTAAAAAATCAATTAGCAGGTGCATTAAGAGAACAATCTATTGAACAAGCTAGAATTAATAATCTTTTAAGAGAAGCACAAGGTATTACTCAACTAGGCCCAGGAGGTAAAGGAAGAGGTTTTGGCAGTCGTTTTGTTAATACTCCAGAAATGGAATCCGCAAAAGCTAGAGATCGAAGTATTAGACAAAGAGCTGCTGAAACCAGGCAAGCAAGAATGATTGCGGATGGGCCGTACAAAGACTCTCCTACTGGTTCAGCATGGAGTCCTTCTCTTTCGAGAGAAAGTCAAAGACTTATCAAATTAGATTCTGAATTTAAAAATCTACCAACTGTAAAAGCAGTTAGACAACTCAAGGCTATCGAACAAAAAAGGTTACTGATACATAAGAGAAATCTTAGAGCGAGTGAAAAATTAAATAAAATGGCACAGGCTCAAGGAATGGTTGGCAGCACAGGGTTTACTGCTGCTCAATATGGGCCTCAACCTTTGCCATTAACAATGGCAGAACAATTAGGTTTTGGGCAAAAAGGTAGAGCTAATCCTCAAGGAGTATTTGCAAGTAGAGGAGGTATGGGAGGTCGAGTTAGAGGTGCTGGTAGTAGTGCTTTGATTGGTGGTGCTTTCCCATTCTTATTTGGTCAAGGAGGTGCAAGTGCAGCAGGTGGAGCTTTAGGTGGTGCTGCTGGTGGCTTTTTAGGAGGAGGATTAGGTTTTGGATTATCTCTTGTTGGTACGGCTATTGGCTCTGCGATAGAAAAGTTTGACAAATTAAATGAAAAAATTGCTGTTGCCAATGGAAGAATGAAGGCAATGGGTTTTGAGTCGGAATTTACAAGACAAGAAATAGAAAAGATGGCTAAATCATTAAAGATAACTAAAGACGAAGCTGTTCAAGCTGCGAGTACTTTTGCACGTTTTGGGAAAGAAAGAGCATTAACGTTGGGAGGATTTTTTGGAGCAGACACGGCTGGATTTGATGCTGTCGCAAAGGTTAGAGATCAAGCAAGTGCTTTAGCTGCTATACAAACACTTTCTAAAGATATAAGTTTTGAAAAACAAAAAGAATTGATTGCTTTAGTAAGAACAAATACGGCTGCTCAAATACAAATCAAATTGCAGACAGTTTTATTAGAAGTACAACAACTGAAGAAAATTGAATTAATTAAAGAAATAAGTTTACGAGAAAAAATACTTAACATAACAAGACGTACTTGGAATGTTATTTCTCAATTTACTACTCCTGGTTTAATGATTGCTGGCGAGACTCCTGGTCAAAGAGTCGAAAGACAACTTAAGGAGGCAGAAGAACAATTTGCAAAAATGAAAGCATTAATAGATGGTGCAATGGCTGAAATTGGTAGTGTTGATACTAATATTAATCTAATTAGCAATTTTGATAAATTACCTGAAGTTATTCGTCAGACAGAAGCTGAACTTATAAAATTAGAAGACCCAATGTTCCAAGTGATTGAAGCTTCAAAAGCAATTAGTGGAGCATTTAAGGAATCATTTAGAGAAATAATTAGTGGAACAACGAGTGTTCAAGAAGCATTTGCAAGGATGTTCCAACGTATTGCAGATCATTTCTTAGACATGGCAGCACAAATGGCTGCCACTCAGTTACAGAAAGGACTATTAAGTATATTTTCTAATTTTGGTAGTCCTTCTGTAGGAACTCAGGTAGGTAATATGATTGGAACTTTTGGAGAAGGAGGGCATGTCGCAAATGGCATTAAATCTTTCTCTACAGGAGGTTTAGTCACTAGACCTACTATTGGCCTCGTAGGAGAAGCTGGAGAGGATGAATATATTATTCCTTCCTCTAAGATGCAAGGAGCAATGGAGCGTTACTCAGCAGGTGCCAGAGGTCAAGCAGTCATCCCTGGTGGTGGAACGGTTGCTTCTGGTAGTGGTGTTAGTAGCGCACCAACAACAGTGAATTACACAGGTCCAGTATTATCGTTTAACTCTGAAGCTTATGTTCCAAAATCTGCTATTCCTGAAATCATTAACAGTGCTGCAAGACGAGGAGCTGAAGAAGGGCAATCAAAGGTCTTTAGTCAGCTCAAAAACTCTCGTAGTCGACGTTCAACGATAGGTTTATGAGTATTACAACTTTAGTTACATTTATACGCATAACAGATTCTTCGGGACGTGGAAAATTTGGGTATCAGAATGCGAAGAGGAATGATACCAGTACCCCTTTAACAAATGAATCAAGAGATATAGAAACAATTAAATATAACAAAAATCGATCTTCGTTTGAGGGCAATACAATTAATTTTCAGTCAAAAGGGGCTGGAAAAGCTGGAATCTATTGGTATTTACCTTTTATATATCAAGGTGCTGCTAAAAACAGATCAGGAGACAATATAGAAGCAAGTTTAGTTTTTGCTAATAATATTTTAGCAATGAATAGAGCACGAGAAGCTGTAAAAGAGAAATGGCATGTAGAGGTAAGTGTTTGTATTGCTGATCCTATGACTTTGGATATTCAGAGAATTTTAACTTCTGATTATTGGTTAGTTACCTCAATGACTTATGATTTTGAGACTATAGAGGTTTTGCTAAGTTCAGGTATTGATGCTGTAGGTTCCAATGCTCCGACTAGGGTCTTAACAAGTTCAATGGTTGGATCGTTACCTACAAGTGGACGTATTCAAAATATATGAACCCTATTGATTTAATTGGCTTACCTTACCGTTTAGGTGCTGATCCATTAAAAGGGTATAAAGCGGCTGATTGTTTAACATTATCAAAAGCAGTTTTAAAGCATTACGGTATTAAAAGTCCCTGTCCTACTAGAGATTGGTATAGACGATTAAAGAGGAATGATTATTCAATTTTTAGAGAACAATTAGAGTTATGGGGAATCAAGACAGAACGTCCTAAGATAGGTACTGTTGGCCTATGTAAAGCGAGTACAGGTTATGGACTGGCAGTTTATTTTGAAAACGGATGGCTGAACATAACTTCATACGAAGGGTCGGCGGTGACATGGAGCCCCGAAGAGGCCTTGCAAGTCGAAGAATATTATTACCCTCGGAAGTCGAACTTTGTAATGTCTTAGGTTTATCAGAAGAGGAGTATTGGTTTTTTGTAGATAAGACAGCAAGTTATAACGGTCAACGATCAGAAGCTTATGATTTAGTACCTGATATTCAAGCGACTGGTTTAGAGGCTTGGGCAATTCAGTTAATTGTAGGAGTTGTATTTACGGTTGTCTCTTATTTGATGACACCCAAGCCAAAAGAACCTAAGACACCTCCTTCCTTCAGGACTGCGGATAAGACAGGTCAAAAAAGATTTTCTCCTCAATCTGGTTTTGATTCGGTACAAGAATTAGCAGAATTGGGAGAGACTATTCCGTTGATCTTTACAAGAAGGGAGGGAAATCATGGAGGGATACGTGTTAGTACCAAATTGATCTGGTCCCAAATGTTGAGTCATTGGTCTGGACAGCAGTTGAGGGGTTTATTTTTAATTTGTCAAAGTGAACTTGAAAGTAACCCTGATTTTGCTGGTTATGCCATTGGTGATACAACTTTAGCGAATTATATGAATGCGAAATTAGCTATATACGGCAAGATTCAAGGAGGAAGGATTAAAGATGTAGACAAGTATCCTGAAGGTTCTTTATCAACAACTAATACTCCAATAGATGTCTTTTCAGTTTATTCAGATTATCTCGTAGATTATTCTCCAGATATTGTTAGTGGAACTCGTACACCTTCTAGTCAATCTGAATTCGGAGCTTTTGCACCAATGCCGAATGGTATGAGGTTTATGGTTCCTTATGAATTGATTTTAAAGGGCGATGATGCATCCAAGCAAACCAAGAAGGATATTAATAAGAAGAGGAAAAAAGTAGAGACGTATTTCCCTCGATATGCTGGAACGACGTATGTTTACACGAAAGGTGGGGGTACTGCCTCCCGTCCTGATTTTGGTAGCCTCAGCATTACAGAAGGAGATAAAGTTGGATACTTAGTACAGGGTGTGGACCCTGCAAAAGAGGAGAATTTTGATACAGAATTTAATCCCTGGGGGATGGATGATGTTAAATCTTCTATTGATTCAGAGAGAATCACAATAGATAATAATTTAGCGATAGGTGATTCTTATTTAATTGGGACTGCTCTGGGTGTTTGTAGAACGATTCATTATACAAAAGGGAGTAACATTTGGGTTCCCGATGCAGGAATTGATATTGAAGCTAAGTTTGAAGTTACGGAAGGTTTGGGCACTATAACTGCTCCTGGGCTTACCTTCGATGAAGAAGGTAATGAGGTAAGAATGTCAAGGCAAACTTTTGGTCCTTCGGACGTTTATATTATTCAAAGAGCAGCATTAGGAACTGTTTCTAATAATACGAAGTGTGATACAACAGAAATAGGGATTAAATCAACAGTATGGAAGCAAATTACTGGTTTCCCTAATGTTAATAGTCATCCTGGTCATGTTCGTTATGGAGAAGGTGGAACCGTTAGGAATTATGAGAAAGATAATGGAAGCATATCATTAGGTCAGATATCAAAATATATTACTCGTTATAGTTTTTTCAGATTACAGGGTCGGATAGCAGGTGCGTATCCGATGGAAGAATGGAAATACATAGATGGGGGTATTCCTTTTGCCGTTAAAGGGAATACTCCTCAACCTCAATATAATTTTATTCGTATTAATCATTCAAGTTCTTATCAATATGAATTTAGATTTGTACCTTATCCAGGTAATCGTATAAAAAGCAAGTTGTCTCCTACAAGTTTAGTTTCTATTCGACTATTTCAAAAGGATGCTTTATCTGGGATTGAGAATAGTAATGATATATTTGATGTTTATTATTCTGGGAAATTATCTTATTTAGCTGGGAATTCTGCCAGTAATCCTGAGTGGTATTTAGGTGATATTCCTGAAGCTGATTTAGATCAATCTCGTGTAGTAGGTTTTGGTCAGAATCATAATGGTCCAGGTATTCCTACTGTTAAAGGATGGGCTCATGTGGCGACGAGAAAATTCAAAGAAGAGGAAGGTGACGGCCTTTCTAATTTGCCCAGTGATCCTTTTACTGGTGCTCCAAATCCTAACTACAAGCCAGACCCAATCATCAACGGAGTCACATGGAAATACGACAATACCTGGAGTAAAGGAACTTCAATAAAGACAAATTTTTATTGGAGTGGTGAGCTAAAAGGTACGTTGAATGTTTACAAGAGAAGCTCGAGAACGTCGTATGGAGTTATCTTTAATGTTGGAGCTTCTGGTCTTCCAGCAGAAACAGATTTGCAATGGCCTGAAGGGTATGTAGGTATTTCAGATAATGAGATATATTCTGTTGTTGGAGAAGATGGGAAACAGTATCGAATAGGAGGAGTGGTATCAAAGACTGATTATAAGGCTCCGGAAGAAGCGCATATAGCACAATATGAATGGGGTTATGTAGAAGAGGAACACAAGGAATCTTATAAAGATATCGCTACTACGGCAGTTAGTGGATCTGGGAGTGGTTTAACATTAGAAGTCAGGATTTACAAAGGAGACAAGAGGATAATCGGGTGGTTTGTGATGGATGGTGGAAGTGGGTATCAGACAGGAGATGAGGTTGAATTTACCATGCCTGATCGTCCCGAAGAAGTAGTGAGAACTATGGTTTTAGCTGTTTCGGGTACGTTAGTTGAAGATCAACCGTGGCCTGTTGGCAACAATCTAAATCCATATGATGCTATCTCTGACCATGTGTTATTTGATGCTGAACGTTCGAGTCACTTGGACGGTCCAGAGCATCAAATTGTATATGTAAATGAGCAGCATAAAGCTTCTAATCTTCCTATTAATTATCCAGAACTATCATATGTTGGGTTATGCCTGAATAGTTCTAAAGAATGGACTTCGTTTTCTCAATTTTCAGCGTATATAAAGAAAGGAATAAAGATAGAGAGATTAGTTAAGGATAAGGTAGATGTTACTATTTTAGGACGTGAAGTCTCTTTAATCCCTACTGAAGCAAGTAATTTATTTCCTGAGATTGCGTATGCATTATTAACAGATACTAGATTAGGTGCTGGCAAATTAATTGGAGTGAATTCGGTTGATAGAGAACGGATGGAAATTGCAGCTAAGTTCTGCGAAGCTAATAAATTTTATTGGGACGGGGCAATTACAGAGCCACAGAATTTAAGGGAATTTATATTCCAAATGGCCGGATATTGTCTTTTAGATTTTACTATTTTAGGAGGTAAATTCTCTTTAATCCCTTCTGTTCCTTATAAGACTGATTATACAATCGACAGATCTGCTATATTTGGTGGTACAGGTAATTTAAGAATAAAAGCATTATTTACGGACGGTAATATTAAAAATCTAAAAGTAAGTTTTCTTCACCCTGAAGAAAGACAACTTTTTAAAGGACGTGCTGTGTATAGAAGTGAAACGGAGAATGGTTTCCCAGAAACAAAGGTAGTCGATTTAAGATTATCGACAGAGGGTTCAGATGAAGATCCTGTTGAGACATTTGATATGTCTTCTTTTTGCACGTCTTCTGAACATGCACTTGCTTTTTTACGTTATGCCCTTCGTGTTAGAGAACGAGTTGATCATGGAATTGTTTTTGAAACAGCACCACAATTTGCGATGTCATTAGCACCTGGGGATTATTTTAGGCTTTATTCAGAAAGCACTCATACTAGTCGATTTGAAAATGGTTCTATTAGTTCTGATGGCACAGTGCAATCTATAGGGAAGTCGGTTATAACAGATGAAGCTATCTATTATTGGAATTCTGACTTAGAAGAGGTGAAAGAGACGACTTTAACGGTAGTAGATGGGAGAACTGATAAGGCTGAATTATTTAACAGTGTGTTTACGATAAAGAAACAAAATAGATCAGATCGTGTTTATAAAGTTGAATCATTAACTTATAGTGAGGATGGATTAATTGAAATTGCGGGTAGTCATACTCCTCTAACGGATATAGGATCATTAGCTATTCTAGAATGGACGGAATCTGATTTTGTTTGATGGCTGTAATTAACTTTCCTTCTACAGCACCTAGTAGCAGGTCTTTTGTCGCAGGGAGTTATCCTCAAACTATTTTTGAAGCTCAAAATGGTACGAAAAGTATTATTCGCTATGGGAATAAAGCGGTTAATGCACAATTATCTCTGGGTTTTACCAATGTAAGTGATGATGTTGCTAGCGATATTCTTTCGAACTATTCCTCAGTAAATAGCAATTGGGATTATATTAGTTTTGGAGCTACAAATGGTTTGCAAGGTATAGAGGCTTCAATATTACGAACTCAAATAGCAAATGGTAATAGCAACAGTTTAAAATGGAGATACGATGGACCTCCACAAGTCGTTAGCGTACAACCAGGAATCAATAATGTTTCCTGTAAATTTGTAGCTTGCTTCGATGGGGACTAGAATAAAGCAAAGGTTTTTTTAATCAGGGAAAATGTCTCAGTTTTACTCAGGGCAGGATGGGATTTTAAAAGTAGATGGCGAGACTGCTGGGAAGGTACGTTCTTGGTCTTTTACTGCTAGTCAATCTGTTCTTGAGACAACTTCTTTAGGAGATAAGAATAGGACTTTAGAACCTGGAGTTAGGAGCTTAACAGGTAGTTGCAGCCTTTATTATTATAATGATGCTGCTAATGTTGTTAGTGATCTTCTAGGAAAAGTTAGTAGCTCAACTAGTAGTACGAGTATGACAACCGCATCGATGGAATTGAATATGACTAAAGGTGGAACGACAAAGAAGTTAGTTATGGATGTATTTATTACAAGTTACGCAATGAATAATTCCCAAGGTGAGATTAGTGCTGCTGACGTTAGTTTTGAAGCTACAGGTGCGCCAACAACTCAATCAATGTAAATGACTGTTTATTTTGGATCGACTGGTTATGTTGAGTTAAAGAGAAATGCATCTGATTCGTTTGAAACGAATTTAGATCCTGCTGATGTCAATACTACTAAGAAACGGTTCAGTGTTAATTTTGCGGCGGGTGCAATATTAACAGGAGATCAGATATCAATTGAAACGGTAGATGGTTCAACATTAGAACTTGTTCAAGGTCATACTCATCCAGACGGAAGATGGTATGTATACATAGATGATATGGGTGGGATGAAATTATATGATTCTTTTGGACCATCATTAGCAGGAGAAACAGCACAAGCTCTGACGCTTGTAACGCCTTCTTCTTCTAAACAGATCACGATAAGAGCTGGTTCTTCAAGATATAGAACCTTAGCAAAGGTTAAAGATTTTGAGTTAACAACTACAAGAGAAAATATCAATATAAATGTTTTGGGTGAGGAATTTAAAAGGCAATATGAGAATGGATTAATTTCTGGTCAAGGGAATCTAAATTGTCTTTGGCAGCATCGATCTTTTCAGGGGGATACTATTAATATCCTTCAACCTGAATTCCCTGTTTATTTGTCGCAATTACTGGTTCGTGTAAAACAAGGTTCAGATTTTCAAGGTCGATTTTTTATTTACCATGAACCTTCTGTCAGTCAAAACAGTGTCTGGTACGAATGTGATTGTGTTGTCACTAATGTTGCTATTACCGTTCCAGCAGCAGGAGTAGTTGAATCAAGAATTGAATTTGTATCTAATGGAGATATTGCTTTGCGTAATGGAAGACCTCCAGCTTATTTACTTTTAGAAAATACAGATAGGATATTGCAAGAGGATGGAGAAGGTATTCTACTTGAAGACCCAACCTCTTAGAATGTCTTTAAAGGTTTTAATCATGCGAGGTAGCTGTGGCTGATCTACAAATTACGCAATTACCAAGTATTGCGTCAGGAAGTGTTGCAGCAACCGATCCAATAGCACTAGCGGATGTTAGTGCGAGTGAAACCAAAAAGGTCACTGTTAAAGATTTAATTGCGAGAGGAGTTGCTGTTATTGATGCAGCAACGATTCCTGCTACGGCACTTAGTTATCCATTAACAGCCGGACAAATTGTTACAGCGACACTTGCTGACAACGCAGTCACAGCAGTAAAAATAACTGATGCAACTATTACTGGTGCGAAGTTAGCTAATGATACGGTCACAGCAACACAGATAGCTGCAAATGCTATTGGTTCAAGTGAATTAGCAGATAATTCAGTAGATACAGCAGCTATTGTTGATGCGAATATAACGACAGCAAAGCTTGCAGCTAATGCGGTTACAACAGCAAAGATTACGGACGCTAATGTTACTTATGCGAAGTTAAGTTTAAGTGATGGAGATATACCTGGAGCAAAGATTGCAACGGGTGGGATAACAGCGACACAGATAGCAACTAATGCCGTTACTGCGACAGAATTAGCAGACAACGCTGTTGATACAGCAGCACTTGCAGCCAATGTGGTTACTGCTGCAAAGATTGCTAACGACACAATTACTGCTACACAAATAGCAACAAATGCGATTACCGCCTCTGAGTTAGCTGACAATGCGGTAGACACAGCAGCCATATCAGATACAGCAGTAACTACAGCAAAGATTACTGATTTAAATATTACGACAGGGAAATTAGCTGCTGGTGCTGTTACAGACGCAAAGATTACTAATACAACAATTACTTATGCGAAATTAAATCTGAGTGATGGTGATATCCCTGGTGCGAAAATTAATTCTGATTCAATTACTGCAACTCAAATAGCTGCTAATGCTATTACAGCAAGTGAGCTAGCAGATAATGCTGTAGATACTGCTGCTCTTGCTAATGTTTCTGTCACTGGAGCGAAGATAGCGAATGACACAATTACAGCGACACAAGTAGCTGCCAATGCAATTGGATCATCTGAATTGGCTGATAATGCTGTTGATGCTGGGGCAATAGCAAGTAATGCAGTAGTAACAGCAAAAATATTAGATTCAAATATAACAACAGCCAAGATCAGTAATTTAGCTGTAACAGCAGCTAAAATTGCTGATAATACTATTACAGCTACTCAAGTTGCAGCCAATGCAATAGGGTCTAGTGAACTTGCTGATAACGCAGTAGACACGGCGGCTATAGCAGATTCATCTGTCACGGATGCCAAAGTTGCCAGTGGTGTTTCGGGTTTAAAAATAACTAATGGAACGATTACAGCAGCGAAGTTAGACACTTCTACTCTTGATCGTTCGTTAAATGTTTCTGGAAATAATTTAGGTATTAATAATGTTGTTTCTGGTGGAGCATCAGCACGTAATGGAATTACATATAACAACGAAGGCTTAATTACCTCGACTGCTGCCTTGGTTGCAAGTGATATTCCTGAAGCGACTACTACAGCAGTAGGAGGAGTATCAATTCCTTCAGCAGGGGGATTGTCTGTAACAGCTTTAGGTGCGTTGTCAATTACTAATGCAGTCACAGCAGGGACAACATCAGGGATAACCTTTAATGCTCATGGACAAATCACAGGAACAGTGGCTTTGGCTGGTGGAGACTTACCAATTGCAACGACGAGTGTTATAGGAGGAATCAAGGTGCCAACAGCTTCGGCACCTGTAACAGTTGATGGGAATGGGGTTTTATCTCTTGCCGATAGTGGAGTATCTAGTGGAACTTATGGCAAAGTTACTGTTTCAAGCAAAGGAATAGTTACAGCGGGAACGAATCTTGCTGTTTCTGATCTTCCAGGTTTACCTGCTTCAAAGATTACTAGTGGCACCTTTGGAAGTGCTTATATTTCTGACAATGCAGTCACAATGGACAAGATCGACAGTAATGCGATCTCGTTTATTCAAGAAGCACAACCTGATATAACCAATCTTCCTACAGGTGTCTATTGGTTACAAGAATCATCGGGGCAGCTACGAATATTCAATGGAAATAGCTGGTTCGCAGTTGGATTTGGACGATTAGCAGAAGAAAATCTCAGGTACGTTGGTACTTTCAATGGCACAAACGGTGTTATTGGAACGTTAACGACATTTGGTACGTCGGCAGGTTTAACAGCAGGAGTGGCATTGCCTGCTGGAACTGCTGCCTTGACTGGATGTTATGCAGTATGTACTACGGCGGGTAATGGGGTAGGAGTTGTAAGTGGCGTAAGTTTCACAGTAGGAGATTGGGCCATGTGTAATGGTCTTGTGGGATGGGTAAGGGTTGATATTAATGCTGGCGATGCTCCAACTATTGGATTAGATGGATTGAATGATGTGACTATTTCAAGTGCAGTTGCAGGACAATTTTTAGAGTTACAAACAGGGGGAACTTGGAATAATGTCTCTGAAATTTCCGGTGGAACTTATTGAAGTACCTGAAAGAAGTCAAGTGAGCTAAACTCTAAGTACCTATGGATATAGGTGTCCATCGCTTGTATAAGCACTAGAGATTATGGCTATTAAGATCACGCTGAAAAACAGCGTCGTACAGGATTCTGTTCCTACTACAACTCATTTGCCGACGGTAGGAGAACTAGCGGTTAATGCAAATATAAATAGTATTGGTGGCTATATGAGAGCCAGTGATAACAGCATTGTAAAGATATTTGGGCCTGGATCTCTTTCGACTCCGGCAGCGACAACAACAACAGCAGGTATTGCAGAATTAGCAACTTCTGGTGAAACCACGGCAGGAACAGATGCGGCAAGAGTTTGTACTCCTGCAGGTGTTAAGGCTGTTACTGACGCAGAACGAACCACATCAAATAGCACATATTTAGCTAAGGCTGGTGGAACGTTAACTGGAGTTTTAGCTGCGACTGCTGGAAGCAATTCAGCCGCATCTATTCACTTTGGCGATACAGATTCAGGAATCTATGGTGGTACAAATACAGTTTCTTTAACTGCTGGTGGTACTCAGGGCTTAACTCTTAATAGTGATGGGTATGTGAATGTTCCTACAAGATTAGGTGTAGGAGTCGCAAGTCCTGCGGTAGCTTTTCATATCAATTCTGGGGCGACAAATGAATGTGCGAGATTTGAAAGTAGTGATACGGAAGTTACTCTTGAATTCAAAGATACAACTGGTACGGCGACTTTAAAAAGTAGAGATGATTTCAGATTCGGGAATAGTACAGGTGAATTAGCTAGGGTAGACGCTTCAGGTCGATTACTTGTTGGTCTTACTTCTGCAAGAACTTTAAATCCTAGTCATATTCCTCCTTTTCAAATTGAAGGTAATACTGCTACAACTTCATCTATTTCAACGATAAATAATATAAACCAAACAGGTGGTCCTTCTGTCTGGCTTGGCAAGAGTAGAGGAGCTGCTTTAGGAGGGGTTGTAACTGTTCAATCTGGAGATGAGTTAGGTTCTATTTTCTTTAATGGTGCTGATGGAACAGATATTGCAAGCATTGGTGCGTCAATTGTTGCCAAATCGAATGGAACAGTTGCAGGTAATAGAATGCCTGGTGAATTGGTGTTTGCTACAACAGCAGATTCAGCAGGTTCAGTTACACCTACAACACGACTAACAATTGATAATGCAGGAAAAGTAATAATCGGAACTGGAGATGACATCCAACTCTGGCATGATGGATCAACGTCTCCAGCTACGTCAATAATAAAAAATAATACTGATAATCTTCATATAAGAAGTGGTGGTAATATTACTCTTCAAAATAAAGCTGCTACTGAAACATTTGCTAATTTCGCAGATGGGGGAGCTGTAGACCTTTATTTTGATAATGGCCTTAAGCTTTCCACACTAAGCACTGGTGTAAGTATAACGGGGAGCTTAGGTATAGGAACAACTACTACTAATGCATCAGATAGCTTCACTATTGTAGATCCAGGGAATGCCTTCATGTCTCTGAGATCAGATGCAGAAGCGGATGGAAATTCTCAAGTATTTGATTTTGCTGTTGGAACAGGTGATAGAGCAAGTACTAATGTAGTATCTTCAATTACATCTGCAATTCCTTCAGGATCTGCTGCTGGAGGTACTTTAAAAGGTTATTTAGCGTTTTTTACAAATGCTGGAGATAATTTACAGGAGAGGCTACGTATTACTTCTGCTGGAGAAAGCATATTTTATGGAAGCGTCGAGTTAGGAGATTCTAAAGAGTTAAGACTAGGTGCTAGTCAAGATCTGAAGCTTGTGCATGACGGAAATAATAGCTACATCAACCATAATGGAACTGGTGACTTTTGGATTCAAGCTCAAGGAGCCGATGAGAACCTTTGGTTAAGAGCTAAAGATGATGTATACATACAAACTAATGACAGTGAGAACGCAGCTAAATTTATAAAAAATGGAAAGGTAGAGTTATTTTACGATGGATCTTCCAGATTAGAAACTAATAGCGAAGGGGTGAAAATTGATGGTGTTCTAGAGATGTTAGACAATAAACGTATTCAATTAGGTACAAGTGATGATCTTCAGTTGTACTCAGATGGGTCTGATAGTTACGTATTAAATACAACTGATACTGACCTTATTATTAGGAATACTGGTAATGCTGGTATTGAAATTGCCAATCAAAATAGTTTTCCAATAGAGTTAAAAACAAATGCAGAGACAGCAATAAAGTGTAACGCAAATGGATCTGTAGATCTATATCATGATAATTCTCCGCGTCTTATCACTACGGCCGGAGGAGTAACTATTACAGGCTACGATGCCAATGACGGTACGATTATCAAAGGAGATCTTAGGTTAAGTAAACAGGGAGAAACGGCTACAAGAATAAAATGGGATGGTTCCGACGGTACTGTTGGACAGTTAGAGCTTTTTGATGATGTAAAACTTACGTTCGGTGCCGACTCAGATTTAGAAATTTCACATGATGGAACAAATAATAGTATTAAATCCACTACTGGTCACGTAAATTTATACTTGCCTACTGGTAAAGCATTCTCAGTAGGTAATTCAGATTTCACCGAGGATATATTTAGAGCTACAGAAGGGGGATCCGTACAGCTCTATCACGACAATTCAGAAAAGTTACTTACGGACGCCAATGGAATACAGGTAAAAGATCGAATAACTTTTGGCGTATCTAATAACACTGTTGTATTGGACTTTCAAATAGCCAGTACACAAAGGGGTTATATTAATGTCCTAGAAACTGGTACAACTTACAGTACAAGTTCTGATTATCGTCTAAAAGAAAATGAAGTATCTATAACTGATGGAATTGCGAGACTGAAGACATTAAAGCCTTATAGATTTAACTTCAAAGATATACCATCCAAGATTGTCGATGGATTCTTCGCACATGAGGTAACACCAGTAGTTCCAGAAGCGGTAAGTGGAGAGAAAGATGGAGAGCAAATGCAAGGCATGGACTATGGACGTATTACACCTTTGTTAACTGCTGCATTACAGGAAGCTATAGGGAAAATAGAGATTTTAGAATCAAAAGTAGCAGCATTGGAGGGTACGTAACCCGTAATTCTCAATGCTTATCTAACATTTAAACTTTTATTATCTAACATTTTCTTATGTCTACATTAATTGAACGCAGAGATGCACGTAAGGTAGAAGCTCAAGCTTTAGCTGATACTTTTAATACTTGTAAGCAAGAGATAGATAAGTTAAAGAAAGAAATTCAACAGAAAGAGAATGAGAATGCACAAGTTTATTCTGATTTCACTGTTAAGAATGCACAATATGCAGAGTTAGAACAGATGATAAAAGAAGAAGAAGGAATAGCTGTTGACACTGAAGCTCCTCAAGAGGGCTAAACTCTAACTAAACGATTAAATTCAATGGCAATTGTTAAAACTTGGGAAGTGAACACGATGGAGCGTGACATTTCCGACGGACATGTGAATAAGGTTATCTATCGTGTAAAGGCGATTGATGATTCTGATAACACAGAAAAAGAAGGCACAAGACAAACAGGTTCAGTAACTTTCACTAAGCCTTCTAGTCTCCCCTCTGATTTTAAATCTTACGATTCTTTAGATGCTGCTACTTGCATTGGTTGGGTGAAGTCTGCTTTAGGAACTGACAGTGTTGCTGCTGTAGAAGCTGCGATTGATACTGCTTTAACTCCTGCTACAACTGCTGTTGGTAAGCCTTTCTGATTATGGCAACTACATCTTGGGGTCTAGCTAATACAGACTATGACCTTAGTGATGGGTTTGTTCATACAGCCCATTACACAGTTCAAAGAGTTGATGGTATTTATTCAACTTCTGCTTACGGGAGTTGTTCTTTAACAAGACCTGAGACTCTTTCTACGAGAACTGATCTTACGATTTCAGAAATCATTGAGGATGTAAAACAAGTCCTTGGATCTGACAAGGTAATAGCTATTGAGAATGCTTTGATTTTGCGAATTTCTGAGAAGAAAACTCCAACTCAAGGATCTTTCGTTCCTTCGACTTAGTTAAATATGATTCGTAAAATTCTTGATGCTGTAGCTTGTGTAGCACTTTTGTTAAGTGCTTCATTAGCAGGGGGCTCTTTTGTTCTATATAAATATGTAAGTTCTCCTCAATTTGAAGAACAGGTGAAGAAGAAGATAATGAAAGAGATCAAACTCCCTGGACTTTCTGGCCCTGCTCTCCCTACTGGTCCGTTAACACCCGATCAACAGAAAAATGAGAAAAAGAAAGCGGTAGGTGTTCCGTTTATACCGATTACTCATAACAAACCTTTTCCTAGTTGCAGATGTATAAATGAAGAAAAACAAGTATTTGGAGATTCATTTAAACAGGTATTTTAGGTGAAGGAAGATGAATGAGTGAAATACAAAGTATAGGAGTGGAGCCTATTCATATTTATTCAATTGAAGTACCTGTTGTTAATATTCCAAATGTTCCAATTAGTACTCCGATAGGTTTCCCAATAATTGAAATGCCTTGTGTTAAAGCAAGACCTAGTATTGAAAATAATGCTTTATTAGATAACGATCCAGAAAGAAATTTAATTTTGTGTCCTGCACAGACACCAAGCTATGAACCTATGGATTTTGTAGCAGCGGAAATTGTACCCATACTTGATGAAGAACCACAACGATACGAAGAACCAGAGACACCTCCAGCACCAGAAGTACCAGAAGCAGTCCCAGAAGCTTGCCCTCCTGATGGCGCACCCGAAGTTGGGACAAAGGTTGAAGAAGGAACTAAACAGATTATCAAGTATGAATTGATAGGAAATCGTTGTGTAACTAGATATAAAAAATTAAATGTTCAACAACAAATAATTGATGCGATACCCACGGTTCCTGCGGTAATAAAAACTGGCTCAATAACTTTGGTGGCTACCACTGCGGCATTGAGTACTCCACTGCTTTTGAAGGCTGTTAAACCGATTATTAAACAGGTAGTGAATAAAATTAAAAAGATATTAGGTAAGAAAATAAAACGACCAAACCTATCAGAAAGAAGGACTAATTCTTATCGAGAGAAACGGGGTTTACCTCCTTTGAAGGAGAAGAAATAAGATGCCTATGTGGTAAAACTTGACCCATTTTAGGTTTTACTACAACGTCTTCACAAAGTTTGTAGTAAGGAGAATTAGGAGCAAATTCAATTCCTTGTAACTTTAATTTTCCACATTCACGTAGTTTTGCGATGATGTAATCTAACTTTTTATTATCAATTAGTTGCTGTTGATGTTCTCCCTGTAATTGTGCATTTTTTAAACATCGTTTTTGAAATCTTTTATCAAGTGGCATACTAAAAGTTAAACTTGCTCCAACGTTAAGTGAGAAATTATCCTTCTGTCCTGTCCGTGTTTGTTGATAGTATAAAATGTCGCCTTCGTCGCTATAGACTGGAGAGTCATAGAGGTATTCTCTAGGTTTTTGGAACGTATGTGAGTCAGTTATAAATGGTGAAAATGTTAACATTGGCCCCTGACATACAACACCACCTCCATATTGGTTTTGTATAAGATTCCCTTGTAAAGTTTGTATTGCCATGTTAGTTAAACTGGCTGATGTATTAGCTACTGGTGCTGCTGTTTGTGAAGTATTAGCTAAGGCACTTGACCCACTGAATAATATTATTGCGAGAACACTGAAACCGTTTCTGTGACCGATTCGAGTGTGGTAACACGATCTATTCGAGTTTGGTTGGATAGCCCTGGCCCAATGTAACTTTCTGCGTACTGGAACGCTTGACCTGGATTGGCAATTGTGACGTTGGGTTTGCTTGTTAGATCTGCACCAGTCCATGTGTAACTCACTCCGTCAATCGTTTGGGACGTTTGTTCTGGAGGCGGTGAAATAGTCGCACCATCAATAGTAAGATTCGTTCCATTGAGCGTATAAGTATGCCCAGTGTTGAAATCATTAGAGACAATAGTTTCAGTAACATTTTGGGTGGTACGTGTAGTGGATGACATTTGGCCGCTAGTAAAGTTAGGAACGACTGGCACTGCTATGACTGACTTTTGCCAGCTATTTAGTATCAGCAATAACAGCAAATATCGTTTCATTTATTTATATTCATATAATGCATATACATGAAAAAATTAAAAACTAATAAAAGAATAACTAGAGTTGCACAAATAAGAATTGGAACGTGCATTACTTGACAGTGACTGACGTAATAACAGAACCCGTTGCTACAGATCCAGAATTTCCTGCGACTATAGAAACAGCCCCCGCCGTAGTTATCGTTGCAGCAAGATCACCCGCTGTCCCTGGGGCATGAGACGTGATATCGGAGAAGTTAGGAGCAGAACCAGTAGTGACAGCAGAACCAGCTAGGGGGTCTGCTTGATTAAATGATTGGCTAAAACTGAAACTCTCACCAGAACTTGCATTCTGAGTTGCTAAAACTGTCCCAGGGCTATAGACCCCTGATGAAATCGTTCCATTCGATATTCGACCAGCATCGTCACCGATTTGAACATCCACTCCTGTGCCAGAGGCACTGAAAGAACTTCCGATCCTTTCAGCTTGTGTTATTCCAGCAGTAACGCTCAGTTGAGCTGAACTGGTGATGGTATGTGTCAAATCTGCGTTAGCAGAAGGAGCCGCTAGAAATAGCAGCAGGAAAAGTTTCTTCATAAAATTAATTTTCCACTTTGAGGGTCTATCTTTTTACCACTTATAGGATCTGTTTTGCCCTTATCAGGAATTGGAGGAGCCTTCTGTGGGCCTAACTTCCCTCCACTGCCACCACCATTCTTAGAAGGGGCAAGGCCGAACGCAGCTAAACTTCCAGAAAAGACACTGGCAATAAAAGTTGGATCAAAATCAAGTATCTTCTGACCATTTGGCAATCTAACGTACGAAAAAGTTAAGAGCGATGCGCTCCAAATCAACACGATTAATTTAACTAAATCGCCAAGCCATTCCCTATCCTGTTCTTTCTTTCCTTCTACTTGTGTATCTTCTTCCATAAAGGCATAGGTAAAGATACAGTAAGCCTACACAATAAAGGTTAAAGATGCCTCAAGAACTGTTAGCAGCACTGGTCGGGGCAGCTATTTCTGGAGCGTTAATGGTTTTATCGAACCAAACAAATAAGAGGCAGAGAGATATACGTGAAATTTTCCATCGTTTAAACGCTATTGATAAGGAAATTGCTACTCTTACAGCAACTAAGAGAGATCCAAACGGATGGAGGAAAAGATAGCAATGGCTAAGGCCAGAATTAAGGAACTAGAAACATTAATAAAACATTGGGAAAAACAAAACCCCTAGCGTCCTCTAAGAGCCAGGGGTCTTGATAACAATCGCATCCCACTGCGTTGATTAATAACTAAGCTTGCAGCCTCCTAATAAATTACGATTTAACCTTAACTAGTTTTATTCTGTTATTCAATAAGTAAGCTCTCTCAATCTGTCTTCTCTTCTCAAGGCAATGTGAACAAAAACATAAAATGTCTTTTGGTTCCATTATCCTGCTAAATTAATTTTTGGTTGTAACAGAAAAACCTCCCTCTGAATTGCACTTCTAGGGAGGTTCGTCTGGGTGTATGGGGTTCACCAAACCAAATGTAACGGTTCACAACAGCATTGCAATGATGGCTTACGATTCAAAATGGCTAGAAGAAGACCGTCAAAGGGTCTTAGATATGGAGCGTTGGTACGTTTTTGATGGTCGTCACAGACCTGACAATCCTATGCATGGCTTATACACTGGATTAGCTGATAAAGGTAAACAACTAGATGAAGAATACTGCTACTCCTGATCCTGGTAGTTTAGACGAACAATTTGTTTTACTAGATCAACTGATGGAACCTCCCACAGTTGAACAAGAATTAGAGTTAGAGAAGAAGATTTTATGGTTCACAGAAGGAGCTACAAAAGAACAATTAGTTAAACATTGCGAGTCAGTAGAAAGAAGTTTTTTTCATCAATCACAGTTCACTGCTAATTGTTTAAAAGAAATAGCCAGATGTAAGGCTAAGATTGCTTGTTTAGAAAATCCTGTAAGACAACCTACATTTAAAAACTGGTTAAGAAAGATATTTGATCTATAATTTTGTTGGGTAAGCGATTTACTTACAACCTCCTGTTTTAGGCGGCGGGGGGTTGTTTTTTAATGTAAATGATCTAGAGAGACGAACTCTGCATTAGAACCGTTTTTACCTATCCATTTGACTTCTTTGGTTCTTATTACTACTTCTGGGTACTGCATCGTATACCAACGATGGTTGCAGACATAGCAATGCCTACGTCTGATCACAGCATTAGTTTTTTCGTCTCTCTTAGTGCATACAACTCTAGTTTTGAAGATAGAGCATTTAGGGCAGGGGGAACAGGCACGAATTGAGTTTGTCATTATCCGAATCCTTTAGTGCTTTTATTTACTTTGATCCGTACTCTTACTTTTTTAGGAATACGAGGAGCATTGAAATCTCTCGATTGACGTACATTAAAATCGCTTTCTGATCTAGTATCAGGGAGGTGTTTTTCAGCCATTTAGGGTGCAGGGGTAAGGATGTGTTGAGCGTGTTCCGACCGTCTTTTATCGGGCCATTTCACTTCGTAGTAATAACAAATTCGTTTTCTAGAATCTAATTTTTCTTTAACTTTGATAATCGTTCCTACCTTTGGTTCGATTTTTAATGATATTCCTGTGTTTCTTTTTTTATTTACTTGATCATTGATTTTGTACTTGGGTGAGGGCATTTTTTTTTAAATAGAGTGCTACTAATTTTTTTTTACTTCTATGAGCTTTTGAATCAGCTAAAAATCTTAGTTGTTTGCTCGGTAGATCTAAAAGAAACCTTTTAAATCCGTCATAAGGTTTTGGACTTCTGTATACAAAACCTGATCCAATCCAGTCAAGAAATTTCATCTGTTCATTTTATTTCGTTGCTAATTTTATCTGGAAATCCTGCTGATAATTGTATTGTGTAATCTTTAAGATCACTCCAACTCCGTCCTTCCACTCCTTCTATATTAAGTTCGCCATCACTCAGGATAGGAATTAAAGTAACGCATATATTAGTAAGTTCAGAACTTATTGATTGATCTTTGTCATCATCCCAGTAAGGTTCAAGATCAATATAAAAATCATAAATACGATAAGTTATTTCTTTCCCTTCTTTAGTTTTTTTAAAAACAAATGCTCCTTTTAAGGAATCAAGTGTTAAAGCGGATTCGTCGTGAAGTTTCATAGTTTTTTTGAATGAGGATTAGTTTTTTAGTTTGTTATCTTTTTTCTTTGGCTTTTTTGCGAGCATCAACTCTGCCATTCCTGTCGAGTCTTCACTCGTCGAAGAACAGCATCTCGCCATTCTATTTCGTCTTTTTCTTTTAGTTGTTCATATTCAGAGCAAACTTCTTGAATAAAATTTAAAATTAATTCCTTTGTAAAGGCACTAACTTTTTTATTCAGGGCATCTTCAACGTATCTAACATAAAATTCACCTTGAGCAGAAGGTAGAAGGATTTGAACCATATACTTTCCATCCTGTTTTCTTGGTTGTAAGTGTTTAGGCATCATCTATTCGTTCAATTGTTACTCGTATATTAAACAAGAACACTTAATTAATCCCATTCGACCTCCTCTGCTAAACGTGCGAAGCAATAGAGAGAATTTAGACTGTCTATTTTTCTTTGAATTTGTGCTGATTTTTCTTGATTGCCAAAAGATGCAGCTTGGTCTGTTATACAGATTTTGTGGCATTCTTTAATGCGCTCAGAAGGATAACGTGCCAAATCTTTTGTAGCTTCAGCATACTCACGTCCAATAATTACGTTAATTAATTGCTTTAAAGATCTGTAAATTTCTGTTTTTGTTGTTGGGTCGTTCATCCTTTTGCCTCCATTTTTTGTTGCCATGATTGAGCTAGTTTTTCTTTTGGAGTTACTCCGTCAAAATTAGATAGTTCCTGATCTGTAGGCTCATAATCAAAACAATTTTCTGCTTCTTTTACATATTCATCAATGATGTCATGTAAAAAACGTATTTCTTGATCAGGCATATATCTTTTTTGATCTTCTTGATTCATTTCATCAAGTTCTTCTGTAATCTCACCAGCCCTTGCTGTAAAACAAATCCATTGCTTTGCTTGTGCTTTTAATCCAGCAGTGATTGTCGACAATGCTTTACGAAGTTCTCTTGCGTGAACGTGAGGATTATGATTAATAAAAGTTTCTGTCTGAATACTATGGTTAATAGCTTGATCACAAATTTTGATTAAAGATTCTAGTTTTTCAACTTCGATAGAAACTTTAGGAGAATAAGATTGGGTTGTTTTCATTGGTTTAAAAAAGAGGGGGCAAAAATGCCCCTGTATTGGTTTAGAAATCAGGTTGAGTATTCCTTTCGATTTTTCTAGGACTGATATTGCCATAGCAACCATATC